TATAAATACTGCTTGCTTAAGAACCAAAAATAAAAAAGACACTTTTTATAGTGTCTTTTTCCAAGCCTTATAAACTTTCATGAAGTCTTTATAATCTTGTTTATCGCAAACTTTAACTAATACTAAGCTATCCCAACCATCAACATAACCTTCACAATTAAAACCAGTTAAATGATTTGTTAAGCTATTCATTTGGTCTTTTGACATTTCAGTTATGATTGCATAAGCTGATTCATGTTCTATTCTTTTACCATCTTCGATTGTGTATAGTCCTTGGTATGCTGCTTTCATTTTATTAATCCCTCCATAGTTGCAATCGCAATGATTTCTTTTTCTTTATATCCAGAAACAAAAACATATTTATTTGAATAGTCGCTTTCAGCACTTTTAGTTTTAAGTTCATAACCTTTTTCACATTTTCTAACTGTGTCACTACCAAGTCTAAGTTCTTCATTTACTTCCAAACCTCTTAATGTTTTTCTAAGTTCTTTTATCGTTGTTGTCATGTTCATCCGCTCCCTTAGTGGTTGTTTGTGTTCCTTACTACTATTTAAGTATACCATTTATAAAAGTATCTTTAAAGTATGTCTTTATGGGTATAGTGGAAAAAAATAACACTCAACAAATGAGTGTTATTAGTTATCCAACTATAAAGTTTGTAGCTACTGATATCATATCGGTTGTAGCAATTGTTCCTGATTTAGAGAATAATTTAACTTCACCTGTAGAAGCTTGTACAAGCATTGTTACAGTCGATTTAAGTGTACCACTAGCAGTTGCACTAGTTGTGTAATAATAGTCCATACTAGGCTTGTATGCAGGTGGTAAAGTACATATTGTTGTACCTGTTGCAGTTACACCTTTTATAGCACCTCTTAAATTAACTAAATTACCATACTTTCTAACAGCTGGCTTACTGTTATTATCATAAGCACTTCCAGCTTCAAGCGTAAAGTTTATCCATCCACCATCAGATTTTAAATTACTTACATCGCTATTTAAAGTATTAACTGAAGAATTCAATGCTGATACGGATGAACTTATTCCTTGAACTGCTTCAAGTACAGTTTCATTATCAGCAACTATAACTGATTTAAGAACCATAAAGTCAACGTTATTACCAGCATAAATATCTTTAGTTAAAGTTATACTTTGGCCATTTGTAGCAATTGTATAATCAGTTCCTTCTGAAGCAAATAAACGATTTATTCTTACCATTAAAACATCATATCTTTTATCATAATCAGCTATGTTAATTGGAATTACTGTTTCACCATCAGTTGTTGAAGTATAATGACTTTCAAGTTTTAGTACATTTGTAGTTACTGCTAATTGACTTGTTAAGCTTGCTAAGAATGCTTCAAAACGTGCTGTTTCATTATTGTAATAGTTTTGATAAGCTGCATTCCATTGTTCATATAAAGTACTTGTATCTACTTGTTGAATTAATGAAGTGATCCAAGGACACTCTGAACTACCTCTTAAATCTACAATAGCGTCTTGATTAATGTTTGTTGCTCCAGCTGCTACATAAATATTAGCAACACGTCTTTCAAAAACATTATCCGCTGTACTTAAATCAGGTACTTGAGGGTTAGAACTTGGAGTTCCTTCTCTATATACAATACTTGTTATTCTTCCAACTTGACGATTATCAACTTGAATGATAACTGAATCACGTCTTGGAGTAACACCGTTGTTAGCTGGAACTGTAATAATTTTATCAGTTGGATTTTCAAACCACTTACCACCCAATAAACCTTTACCAGCTTTTACAATTATATTCATACCACTACCGGAACTATATACTTGTAAGTCAGTTGATGGAGTTCCTTGAGGAGTAGCAAATATTCCTTCTGAAATAATTCTATCGTATGGTTTGTTCATATCATCAGCAGTATAAGTTCTATCATTATTTACCGCATTAAAGAACCCACCTATAATTTCTGTTTTTGTTTCTGCCATAAAATTCACCTCTTTCTAAAAAATTCTTTTCCACATATAAACAGCCAAGTATGGCGGCATGTTGTTATGTGCTTGATTTCCACCAGTAGTATTAGTTTGGTTTTGGAATCCAGTTTTACTTTCCCATCTTCCACCACTAATATAACCTCCTGAAGTCCATGTTTTTATATCATTATCAGGAACATTTGCGTCATTTCCAACCATAGAATTTGGATAACCAAAGTTTGATATTATGTTTTCATTATGTGAATGAGCTGGTAAATTCTCATGTGTTAATCTAACTACTGCTTCTCCACCTGTTGAATTAGCTGGATAGTCTTGACTTGTTCCTAATAAAAATTTACCTTCAATTCTTTCCCACGAACCACCAAAGATTGTAGCTGGATTAGTTGCGTTAACACTTAAATATATAGAACCAATTGGATAAATGGCTTCTAATATTTGATTTGTAATTTGTTGAAATGTAACTTTATATGTTACGTCATCCGTAACTACTGGAAAACAACATCCAGCTCTTAAACCTTCGGATTCAGGTAATTCTGATATTTTTACATCCATTCTTATTCTCCTTCCGTTGTTAGATATTTACTACTTTCAGTAGTCAAATAATTACTATTTTCAGTTGTTAAGTAATTACCTATTGTATTTTTACTAACTTCTAAATACTCAAATTTAGGTTCAACACTATATCCTACTTCAGTAAATACTTCCATGATTTCAGTAATTCTTGCTTTTAGCTCTATACCGTAACCATTTCTAACTGTTACTTTGTCTCCTAAAAAATAATCTTCTTTGTATTTAAAAGTGCTATCTGGTTCAACTATTCCTTCAAAGGAAGTAACCTCACCGTATTCAGCAAGTTTTTCATATCCTCTATTAAGTAAATAAACTGCATAAACAATATCACGCAAAATTACTGCGTCACCGCTTTCTGGTTGATTATTAGTTAAATCAGCAATGATTACATCATAGGCTTGATAATATGTATTTCCTGTTTTTGTAATGACTTGTCCATTTGGATAATTTGCTTTTAATTCTGTTAACTGGTTAGAATCAACAATTGGAATATCAATGATATCCATTTTATAAAATACTCCACCTGTTGTATCTGAAATATAACCATGTCCTCCAGAATCAGTAGTTGGATACATTTCAATTAATTGAGCCCAGGTAATAGTTCTTGATATATCTTTAGCGTCAACAAATATTTCATATCTATCTAAACTTTCAGCATATCCTGAAACATTTCTTGAACGTTTTGATCCTTCACCTTCACCACCAACTAAAGCAACGTTAGCCAAGTGACTAGAATTTTCAATGTATTTTGTGGATATTAAGTTTTCAAATTCATCAGCAAAAATTACTTCTTCACTTCTATCTGTTCCTTTATATAAGCAAAAATAGAAGTTTCCAATATCAACAATTACTTTATATCCCCAACCATATCTTTTACATAACTCTTGAACCTTTTCACTAACAACTTTGTAAGTGGCCTGTTCTGTTATTACTTCTTTAAATCCAGCTCTATCACCTAACAAGAAGTTTTGTCTACCTGTTGAATCAGTAATAGCTCTAGCTGATAAGTTTGGATTGACTAAAGTTTTATAAATCATATCTCGAATATAATCTTCTACATTTCCATCAACGTTCATTTGACTCCAGATAATTCTTTGACTTAAAATCTTTTTTACATCAAAACCGCTTACTATTAAAAAGTTTCCATTTTCGCTGCTTGTATCAAGTTCTATTTTTTCAATTCTACAAACCATTTCATCATCTAATCTTTGAAGATAATATCCTTGCTTTAATAAATTCAAATTTGCGTTTGTAGCTTCAACATATAACTCACAATCACCTTCGGAATCATATCTAGAATTCCAAAGTAATGAAACATAAGTATCTATTATTCCTACGTGTTGTAAATCTTTGTTTAATACATAAACATCTATCATATTAAACACCTCTATACATTGTGTTGTGTTTGAATACAACTTTTATAAGTTCATCATATGAAGTACTACCGTTAACCAAATAACTAAAGAAGTTTTTACCTGTTCTAAGTTGTAATAAAGTAGAGGTTTTAACTATTGAAGCAAATATATTGGTTTCAATTCCGTTACGGATCAACTTGATTGACTTTTCACCAATATTAGTATTAATAATAACTTTATCGTTTTTCAAAAGTGGATGTCTAACTGTAAATGTTTCACCGGTTTGTGTATTCTTAATTTGAATTGAACTAACACTTCCAAGAACTTCAACTTCAGCAATTAGTCCTGAATCTACTTCACCTTGATTATCAACTTCAGTTATTTTAGTAGTGTCAATAGAAGAAAATGCTATTGGTTGATTATAGTTAATTGAAAAAGGGAATTTGAATAATGCTAAAGCTTTTGAAATATCATCAATGATTATATTCATGGCCTTAAAGTATGGATTAGGACATAAAATTGATACTTGCATTATTTCGTTATTTGTGAAAGAAGTTACTTCTACACTTTCAACATAACCTTCAATGTAAACATCCCTAGAACCATTTTTATAATAGAATTTACACCATTCTTTAGTAGGAAAAAATGAATATAAATATAATCTATTAGCTTCAATATCTCCACGTAACTTTATATAAAGAACAATGTTTCTTTCATCAAGTTTAGATGAATTAAACTTAGTTCCATCTATACCAGCTACTCTTGATACATTTATTTGAGCCTTTGGAGGGTTCAAACCTTGAACATCATAAACTTGAAACTCACTTTCATTTTGAGTCAAAGTTAATACGTTATTTTTTGTGTTTTCAATTTTACATTCAAACATTTTAAACCCCTCCTTTTGCTAGCTCTAATAAGTTTCTTGTTTGTCTATATAGTTCAGCCCTGCTTGGTTGTTGTGGAGCATTTATAACTTGATTAAAGTTATTAACTACACTACTTGAAGAACTGTTAACTCCAGCTGCTGTATTGACTCCAGCCAAGCTTGGAATATTCATTCCAGATATTGAACTTTTAGCTTTTGAAATTGAATCTTTAACGTTATCAATCATTCCTTGTATTTCTACATTTTCTGATAATTCATCTTGTAAAGTTCCAACTACATTTTTACCGAATTCAGTAACACGTTTTAAAACGCTATCTTCTTTTTTATCAATACCAACTTCTAAACCTTCATCAAAGAATTGTCCCATTAAATTAGTTGCCTTTGAAGGTGAAGCTTCTTTTAAAGCTGCTTTCATTTTTGCTAACATACTTGATCCTAAATTCCAAATAGCATTGAAAATAGAATTTTGTTTATTACCACTCTTAACACCATTTAAAAGACCTTCCAAGAAATACAATCCACTTTGTTCAGTTGCTTTTGAAGGTGAATGTACTTCTATTGCTTGGTTTAGATTTTTCTTCATATCATCGCCAATTTGTTTAGTGGTTCTGAATACGTTGTCTTTTTTGGTTTTGTTATTTACTCCATTGTGTAATCCCTCTAAATAAGATAGACCACTTTCTTCACCTGTTTTTCTAACAACTGGAGCTAATTTTTTTGTTTCACTTTCAACAGTTGTATTTAATTGAGCTATTGCCAATTGAACATTTACAGTACCGTTTAAAATACCTTGTTGTAATTTCTTTGGAACTTCAGCTCCAGCTTTATCACTTTCATCTAAAGCAGTTTTAAACTTGATCCAATTGTTCATTTGTTTAGTTGCTTCTTCAACACTTAATTTACCGCTTGTAATACCATTTGTGATTGATTTAGGAATTTGATTTCCTGCTTTATTACTTTCTTCAATAGCAGTATTAAATTTAACTATGTCATTGACTTGTTTAATTGCGTCATCAATGCTTGTTTTACCATTAACAACACCATCACTTATTGAAGCAGGAATATCAGCACCAGCTAATTTAGCTTTATTCAAAGCATTATCAAATTTAATTAATGCTTGAAGTCCTTCTATACTTTCAGGTATTACATATTTACCGCTTTCCATTCCTTCAGAAACAGCCTTTGGAATATCTACTCCACCAGCTCTAGCCAATTCACTTAAAGCAGTAATTTTTTGTTGTATTTCAGCTTGACTAAACATGTTTTCAGCATACTTAGTTGTCTTTTCATATTCAGCATTTAATTTGTTTATTGCTTTTTCATTATTAGCAACTGCCACTTCACTAGCTTCATAAGCGTTTTTCTTTTGTGCTAGTGCTCCTTGAAGTTTGTTGTATTCTTCAAGTTCTTGAGTATTCATTTTGATTCTGTTTGTACCATGTTGTTCTTCAAAATCATTTAATGCTTTTTTGGCGTTATTATAATCCAATTGGTTAATTGTATTTTGCTTTATTAAATCCCCTTGTTGCATTTCAAGTTTAGCCATATCAGCAGCAATTGTAGTTAAATTTTCTTGAGCTGCTTTTGCTTTTAAAAGTTCTTGTTGAGCTTGTACATTTTGCTTGATTGCTTCAGTTGACATATTTAATTTATCTTTTTCTTCGTCATACTTAAGATTTAATTCAGGCATTAAATTATTAAGGTCTGCCACTAATGATTTTAAAGTTGCTTTTTGAGCTGAATTTTTGTTTTCAATTTCACTTAATTGAGTTATCTTATCAGCTAATATTCCAGCAGTAACACCTTCTTGTGTTGCTACATCCATACTTTCTTGTCTAGCTGTTTTATTTTCTTTAATTGTATTAGTTAATTCTTTTTGTTTTGCAATTAAATTATTAGTTGCTATTACATCTTCATCAGTAGATACTTTATGTTCTTTTGTTGCTTTAATTAAAGCATAAATACCTGTTGCGGCCACTGCTGCCACTGTTGCAATCAATCCAATAGGATTAGCCGCCCACGCTGCACTTAAGGCCTTAGAAGCTACTGTAAACAAGTTTGTAGCAACTGTTAAAGCATTTGTACCTAATGCTGCTGTTCTTGTTGTATTTGCAAATAAAGTAGTTGCTGTTGTTGAAGCAGCCATTGCTATTCTTTGAGCTGTAAATGCACTTGTTAAACTTGTAATTTTAGAAAGTACAAATGCTCCCATTAATGCTTTTGCAGCTGTAGTTAATGCTTTTATTTTTGACTCATTATTTGCAAGTGCAGTTAAACCTTCAATTGTTTTTTGAACCGCTGGTTGTACTTTATCAAATAATGTTAACCCTAAATCAATAAAGTTATTTTTCATTATTTGAAGTTTTGAAGCAGTTGTTTCATATCTTTGGTTAGCTTCGTTTGCTAGTGCTGTGTTTTCTTCCCATGCTGTACTACCTGTTTTTACTGCGTCACTAAATACATCACTAGCTCCAGCAGCTCTAAGAATTGTATCTCTTAAACGTACTTCTTTAATGTTCATTCCATCAAGTGTAGCTATTGCGGATTGTCCTGTTCTTTCGGTATCATTTAACCCCTTTAAAAATTCTGCTATTGCACTAACAGCGTCCTCTTTAAAGGCTTTTTTAAATTCCTTAGTTGACATTCCAGCAACTTTAGCAAAGTCAGTTAATCGTTCTCCACCTGTTTCAGTTGCAACTTGCATTTCAATCATTAATTTACTAAATGCAGTACCTCCAGCTTCAGCTTCCAAACCAACTGAACTTAATGCAGCCCCTAAAGACATAATTTCAGCCTGACTCATTCCAACTTGAGAACCAGCTGAAGCAAGTCTAGTACCCATATTAACAATGTCAGATTCAGTAGTTGCAAAGTTATTACCTAAAGCAACAATAACAGATCCTAATTTGTCATATTCATCAGCACTCATTCCTGTTACATTTGCAAATTTAGCTAAAGCAGTTGCGGCTTCTTCAGAAGATAAGTTAGTTGAATCACCTAACATAATCATTGTTTTTGTGAACTTTGTTATATCTTCTGTTTTAATACCTAACTGTCCAGCTGCTGAAGCAACTTCTGCTATATCAGAAGCACTTTGTGGCATTGTTTTAGCCATGTTACGTATGTCTTTATCTAATTTAGCAATTTGTTCATCAGTACCATCAACAGTTTTTTTAACGTTAGTAAACGAACTTTCATAATCAATTGCTGATTTAGCAAGTTCTTTTATTCCTTCAATTGCTTTTCTAATTCCATCAGTAACTAGATTAGATAAAGCACCTTTTAAAACTGTAAATCCTTGACTACTTCCTTGAGGATCAACTCTATCTAAAGCGTTATCCAATTCATTAGCAGCTTGTTCAGCACCTGACATTCTTGTTTGATTTTCTCTTAATTCAGTTGATAACCTACTTATTTCAGCTGCTAGTTCTTTGGCTTCGTCTGAATCTCTACCTTGAGCTAGTGCTAAATCTTTGTATTTATCTTTTAACTTATCAAGTTCATTTCTTTGGTCTGTCATTGTACTGACTAGTTTTTTACTTGGACTTTCAATAGAAGTTAAAGCAGCCTTATAGTTTTCCAATTCTCTTGCTGTTTTTTGAACTGTACCTTCTTGATTATTTAAAGTTACTGTTAAATTACTAACTTGAGATTTCATAGAAGTATAAGTTTTTTCAGCAGCACTTAATTGTTTTTCTAACTGTTTAACTTCAGTTGAATTTGCTCCATATTCTGTTTTAGCTCTTTCAAGTGCTTGTCTTAATTCAGTTACATTTGTAGCAGCTTTTTGTTCATATTGTTGAGCTGTTCTTAACTGATTTTGATAAGCTTCTAACTTTTGTGTTTGAGCTTGTAAGGCGGTTGTCATTTGAGTTATTTTTGCTCTTAATCCATCTGCTGAATTTCCCCAATCTTCAATTCCAGCTGTGGACTTGTTGAATACTGAATTTGATTCTTTAATTAATTGATTAGCTTCAGTAATTCCTTTTTTAAATTCCGATATATCAACCTTAAACTTGGTAGTTATATCTTCACCTTTTGCCATAAATATCACCTCACTTTATTAGAACCAATTGTCCTTTGCTGGACGTCTGGTTTTTTTCTTTATTTCTTTTATTTGTTTAGTATTGTAATCGTTCAATCTTCTCACCAATAAGAACACTTCTCTAACTGGTTGTTTTCTTATTTCAAATGGAGAAAGATTAGGAAACCTCTCACAAATACTTAACTCTAATTGGAAAAACATTTGATAAAGGGAGATATCTCTATCTCCCTTACTTAGTTTTTTCCATTATTTCCACTAGTAATTTGGTCTATAGAATATCTGACAATATTAATAAATACAGAAGCAAGTTCCTTTACTTTTGTATTTTTTAGTTCATCATCAGTTAGACCATCAAAAATATCTTTAAGTAAAGGTTTGATAATATCATCTTTACTTGTAACAATTAATTTAGTAGCAACTTGAATTAGTTCAACATCACTACCTGTTTTTAGACCATCTAAATCTAATACATCAATTAAATCTTCAACTGTTCCAAACAAAATGTCATATGTTTCAGCTGTATAAGTTTTAACGATTTGTTTTTTATTATAAATATTTAATTTTAATTCCATATTTAAACCATCCTTTCAAAAATAAGTTTGTGGGTAATCAATGTTAGAAAGGATAAGAAACATTGAAACGTATATATCCGCTGTCCCCACAATTTAAAGTCCTCACCACGCATGATTTAGACTAGGTGGAGTCCAAAGACTTACCACCGCAATTCTTAATTTGTGAACTATTTCACATAAATAATTAAGCTGTTACTGTTGATTCAACTGTTACATTACCAGTTACAATATGAGTGTTTCCGCTTACAAATGATTCATCATTTACTTCAAGTGTTCCACCTGTTACAGAAATAGTTAAAACATCTCCTGCATAAATTGTTGCTCCAGTAGTTAATGTTACATTACCTTTTTTAACTGTAACAGCTGTTCCTTCTCCTTGTGTAATTGTTAATGAATAACTTGCTTTTGCTTCTAATGTGTCTGGTGTTGTAACTTCATCAAAGAATGTTGAAACATCAGCTTTATCAAGTCCTAAATCAACATTGATTGCTTTAGCACCTTTTCCAGTCTTAGTAAATTTGTGAGTAGTTGAAATACCTGTATAAACGATTTCTTGACCGTTTGCGTCAGTTCCATCATCTTCAGTAGTGTGAGTAGATTCTGGAATACCAAATGTTCCTTTGTATCTCCAAACATAAACTTCATCACCATTTGTTTTCTTAGTTTTATAACCAAGTGCAAAATATTTAACTGCTCCTTGTCCTTCAATGTATGCTCCAGTTGCAGCGTCAAAAGTTTGACCTGTAATTTTTGCTAATACTTCCATAGGTATAGCAGAAACTGTACAAGTAATTTCATCAGCTCCTACTGAATTAATAACGATTGCTGGCATATTGTCATAATAATGAGCTTCAGTACTATTTTCAGTACTTCTTGATAATTCAGCAATACCAGCTATTGAAAATACTTCACCAGTTACATAACCATGATTTGGTGTTTCTCCTGAACTAGCTGTATTTGTTTCATTGTCATCCATTAAAACTTCAGCAGCAACTAATCCTTCTACTCCTCTATATTCTACGATTTCTCCTAATTCTTGTGTTAATGCCATAATTAACTTCCTCCTTTAATTTTCAATTTTTAGAACGTTTATTCCACGTCCAGTATGTGTTTTTCTACCGCTTGCAACATCGTATCCTTTACCAGGAACAATGAAACCAGCAGTTTTTAACAATGCTTTTGCTTCTAACAATTTTGTATTAACTAATTCAGGATCACTTGAATAAAAATTCAAATCAAAATTCCAAACATAATTAATTGGATTGTTATCATAATGACTTCCATCATCAGCATTGTTATTCCAAAAAGTAAAGAAACTTTCTGGATATGGTTCATCTGGATTTAATGAACCTTGTAATCTTATTGGATAGCCTAGAGGCTCCAATGTTTGTATTAATAAATCTTTCATTTTAACCTCCCAACTTCCTTATTTCCTCAAAGAATATATCTTCTTGGATTTTTGACACTTCATCATGTGTAGCTTTTCCCCAAATAGCATTGTATAGCTTTTGGTCTTTTTGCATTGTTGGTGTTCCATACATCAAGAATATTGAAGCAAGTCCACCTTCACTTATACTAAATCCAACAGGAACACTAGCTAAAGTTCCAGCCCATTCAATATTTGCTTCACGCTTCAAACTGTTTTCAGTCATACCAGATAGTCTATGTGGTTGTATTGCAGCTTCAGCTTTTTTAGTTACAATTCTATGCGTTTCTTTAAGTGCTCTTTCAGTTGTAGTTTTTACATCACCCTCTAATTTAGAAAGTCTAGCAACTACTTCTTCAAAACCCTCAAATTCTAACGTCATTCTTCTTTTGTATTTACTTGTAGCCATTAAGCTTTACCTTTTACCCTTTGAATTTTAAACTTAAGATATTGATTTCTCATGTTTATATTTTCAGGTTCATTCATTATTTCAAAAATAGCTCCATCATTAGCTCTAGCAATTCTACAATCACTTGTTATATCAGGTCTAAACCAAGTTTCAACGTGTGCTGTATCTAATATTGAATATAGACCGTTTACTTCTCTTTCTGTTCCTTGATAACTTTTAAATGTTCCAAAGAACAAATTAACAGGATTGTTTTTTTCATCTTTAACAGCAAGTGCCGCTTCAACAGTTGGATAAGTTTTTTTAGCTACACCATTTGAATTTGTATATGTTGGAACGAGTAATACAAGTGGAATACTGTTACTTAAATCTGGTGTATAACTACTCATTTTTAATCACCACAAATTCAATAACTTGATCGGCTAAAATACTGCTTGTCAAAGTGATTTTTGAACTGTCACTTGATATTGTATATTTTGTATTTTCAATAGCTTTAAGGCCATTTATATAAACAAATAGAATATCAGTATTTTTATTAAAACTAGAAATATTAATTGGTATTTCAGTTGTTTCACCAGTAGTTGTATAGTTACTTGTTTTCATAACTAAACTTCCACCTGAATAATTATCACTTAGTTCATTTATAACTCCAGCAATTGTATCTTCATGTGAATCAACACCACTTATTTTTTTCAATAGTTTTTTTAAAGCTTCTACTTTAGTCATTTGAATCACCTTCTTCTTCAGGTGGTTCTTTATAACTTAATTGTGTAGCTCTTTGAAAGAAATATTTAGATAAAGTACCATCACCAGAACCATAATTCCAAAGGTCTTTTACACCAATTGTAATAATTCCAGCTGAAGTATTACTATCAACTATATCTTCATCAATACCACCATCAAGTAAAAATTGTTTTACTTCATCTATCCAACCTTGAATAGTTGCGTCCTGATATGTTCCTGTTATTCCTAAGTTAGCTTTAACTTTTTCTAACATATCAATCACCTTCTTTACTTAACCTCTGAAACTAAACCACGTTTGTCATTTAAAAGTTCTTTAGCTCTTTCAGCTGTAAATGGATATTCTTTACCTTTTTTATATTTGATTGACTTATCATATTTATCAGTAAAGTTAACTTCAACTTTTAAAATTACTTCCTTAGCTTCAGGTTCATTTTGTGAATCTGAATTATCTTGATTTTCATCAGGATTATTTACTGAATCATTTTCACCTTCATTAGCTCCAGGTTCTTGTTCGTTTTCGGTATCTTTATTTTCTTTGTCTAATTCATTAGCTTCTGGATTAACTGATTGAGTTATTTCTTCACCTGTTTGTTCAGTAGGTAAAGTTACTTTTTCAGTATCTTTATTTTCTAATTCATTATTTTTCTTTTTTGACATATTAAATTACTCCTTTCCAATTTTTAATTTTAATATGAGGAGGGTTAAACCCTCTCATATTATTCTGTAATTTCTGCCGCACTAATTGTTCCAGCGTCAACAACTGTTATTTTAAATTTCTTTGTACTATCAGGTGTTGAAGAACTCATAACAATTTCTTTTGGTGCAGGATTAGGTGCTTCATAATTTTCAGCTATTGAACTAATCACTTTTGAAATTGTATCTCCATCTACGCCATCAATCCCAAATGCAGCAGCCAATTGTTTTAAAGCTTCTACTTTAGTCATATTATCTACCTCCTACAATTAAGCTGTGATTTCATCAACTTTTTTTAATAAGTAGATGTATTTTGGATCTAATACTTTACCATCATTAATTACTAATGCTTTATCAACATATTCATTCTTTTCTTGGTCAAAATATCTCATCATAGTGAATTCCATATTAGAGTTAATTGCATAAGCTTCTTCTGGAACCCAATACATACCAAAGTAAGGTGAATCTTCAGAGTCTTCGCTAACATCAATGTCGTTAAAGTTACCAAGAATATCTTCTTCAACAAAGCAAACTTCTTTACCTTTGAATGTAGCTCTTTCAGCTCCATCAACTGGATTAAATGTTTCATTATAAACTGGACGATTGTTATCATCTTTTAATGTTTTAATATTAGCTTCATAAGTATTTGCTGTCATTGCAAATTGTGGTTTTAAACCTCTCATTGATAATGGAATTTTAGCAAATAATTTTTCTTGCCATTTAGTCCAATCAGCCATATCAGCTTCTGTAAATTCAATGATATTAGAAGCTTTAATTCTTGAACTAACTTTTCCAGCTTCAGTTAAAATACCTTCCATTTCTCCTTTTTCAGGATCTCCAATCATAATTTCAGTGTCCATAGCTTTTACATAAGCTTCAACGATAACTTTAGCAACTTCTTTTTCAAATGCAGGAACTGATAATACTGATTGTAATAAAGTTCTAGCAATTCTAATTTCACCAATATTATATGAGAATTGAACATATCCATTAACTTCACCAGGATTTTGTCTATCACTTGGAGCACCATTTTCACCAGTTTCAGCTATACGTTTGAAAGTAGCACTAAATGAACCAATTGGATATCTAACTCCACCTTTAATATTAGTTTTACGAACTCTTGCATATAATTGTCCATAAACTTTTTCAACACCTGTAATAATTTCTTGTACTACAGTTTTTGGTAATAAAACACCTAAATCAGTAGCAACTCCTACATCGTCATCTCTTTTTTCAAATTTTAATATAGATGATTTTTCACCTCTTTGAACATAGTTCATAAAAGCTTTTCTATATTCCATAGAACTCAATTCATCAGTTTCTTCAGAGCGAGCTTCTACTTTAGTAGTAGATACTACATTTAAAGCAGCATTTGGATTAAATGCACTTCTAGCTTCTTCAGTTTCTTTTTCATCTTCTTTAGCTTCTTCTGCTTCAATAGCAGCTAATTGTTTTTCAGCTTCGTTAATTTCAGCATTAACACTTTCAATTTGTGAACCAATTGTTTTAACTTCGTTAATATCAGTTGATTCTTCATTTCTTTTCTTTAAGTTTGCAAGTTCTGTATTTTTTCTTGCGATTAATTTGTTTAAATAATCTTTCATTTTATCTTCCTCCTATTTTTAAACGATTATTGTTTTTGAGTTTTAATAACTCTAATTCATTTATATCAGTAGTATCCACTACTGCTGCTCTGGCCTCATCCAAGGCTCTTTTATCATTATCCAATGATTCATCGGAACGAGCATTAATTGAAGTACCTTCATAAGCAGGGTAATTGACCGCACTTACTTCTTGTACGTAACCGATTTTTGTTATACGTCTTTTTGGATAATCAGTATCCAAATCAGACCATTCTTCATCTTCTATTCTAAACATGAATGACATACCATCTATATCACCATCTTGAATAGCTAAATACAAATCATTAGCGTCTGAACGCTCTCTGTTAACATTAGCAGTCATATGTACTCCATCATCTTCAATAGAGAACTTTAACTTACCTGTTCTTGTTCTTGCTAAAGGTTTAGTGTTTAGATCGTGATTGTAAAATAACGCTACGTCTTTTAAAACGCTTTCACTTATAGCACCTCTAGCAATTGTTTCTTCAAACCATCCACCAATACTTGTTGGCTGTTCAAAGACAATAGGAACACCTGTAATATTTCCTTCATCATCAGTTCTATATTCTGAAAATGAACGTTTGACTAATTCAGTCATTTTAGGTTTTACAAAACTCATTTTTAAACACCTTCTTTCTTAGTGTATTCAACTATAATATTAGCTGCATTTCCTGAATCATAATAATCACCAAATGTTATTTGAAAATTTCTAGCAGCTGTATTACTTTGAATGATTGATATAGTGTAATGATCCGCATTTCCATAATCAATTGAAGCTGGATTTTTACAAGGAATTAAAAACCAGTTTCCATAGTTGGATAACGCTTCACCAAAGAAATAAGTAACTCTATCTATTCCAAGTGCATTTAATTCATCTTGAATATTTCCTACTGTTGATTGAATTACTTTTCTATAAATTGGTTTTCCATCAATCCAAGTTCCAATTTGAGTTTCATCTGTTGAATATTTAGTTATACTATCAGAAGGACTTAATTGTCCTATAGGAGCTAACGCCAACATAATTGTTGTACCTCAACTTCCCCTGTACCTTTTACATAAATGTCTTTTGATTTAAAACATTCTAATCCACCTAAATGATAATTAACAACCGCAATTTGATAACTATTAGCACTTATTTTAATTGCTTCGTCATCAGGAGTATTATCTTCATAAGATACATAAATGTCACTATCAGAAAAGTTTTTAACTAAATATTCTCCACAATTATAATCAAAACTAAATTTTGTAATCCCACCGCTTAGTGTGATTCTTTTTACTTGTTGTTTCATTATTATTCACCTTCTTTTACATCGACAAGCCCTTTTGTTGTGTCTTTGTCTTTCTCTTTTTCTTTTTTCTTATTATTACTTGAACTATTAGAATCCATATTTTGAACGCTATCAACAGAACCATAGTTTTTACTCATCATACGAACTCCAACTAATTCAGGAAGTGGTCTTAAACCAAAAGCAATACGTTTTTCATTTTCATATAATGCACCGGAATCTCCTAACATTCTAACCATTTCAAGCTTTTGATTAATGTCCATGAACACCATTTCATGAGGATAAAACTTTATCTTATTTCCATGGCCTTTTTCTCTATCACTAAATAGTGTCATTGTAAAAGCTTGACTAATACTTATTATTAATGGTTCAAGTGTTTTACTATAAAATGCTTCATATTGAGATTTAGTATAATTACCTGTCAATATTGCAAGTGGTACACCAAAATGTCTTAATATTTTTTCATCAATAAATTTTAATGTATTACTGTCTACCAACTCAATTTTATTTTGTAGTGGTATGAATTCACCTTTAATGTCAAGTGGTAAAATACCGCTTTCATTATTTTTCAAATGGTTTTCAAGTTCAGCAATTGCTTTATCCATTTTTCCATCATCCATCAATGTATTGTATTTAACAACACCGTTAATAGCAAAACTTGATTTTAAAGCTTTAGCAACACCATTTAATAACGTTTCATTTAATTCTAATGTTTTAAGTAATGCTTTATTGTTAGGTTGTCCTGCTTCGTTTCCACCCATATATTCATTAATTGAGAAACGATATTTGATATGTATTACATCCGAATATCTAAGTGTTGTTTCATAACCACTTGAGAAACTAAACTTAATATATAATGTACCAGTAGGATCTTGTAAAAAATCTACTTGCAATGGTTGTATTGGATAAAGTCCTGTATATTTTTTAACTTTGTTTCCGTCTTTATCTCTTTTAATTTCATATGTCGGAATGATAAACGAATTATAGTTTAAGAATAGTTGCCAAAATACTTTTTCTAAAAAGTCGCTTTGTGTCATTCTTTCATTTGGTTGGTTAAGTAATCTTTGAATATCACTATTAACTAAATCAGAATCAGAACTTTCATTTTCTCTTATATGTTGTGGACTAATTTTTTTCATTTCAGTAACAATACAATTTATAGCTTGTTGAACTACATCACTAGCATAAATGTCTTGGCCGAATTGACTAAAAACTGGAGTCCAACCATTTAAGTAATTAGCATACTTTTTATTTTCTTTTTGTTTCTTAAACTTGTTCACAAAATCAGTTAACAATCCCATCTAATCACCTCATTTCACTTGACTCATAAAGTCACTTCTGTATCTTCTAAATGTCTCATAAAGAATTATTAAAGTAACCGCTCCATCAATTCTTTTTGACTTTTGTTCATTAATTTTTACTGGTCTTACATCACCTGTATTACTCATTTCCATAGAACAGTTTCCAAGATTCCACTTATCCATTTCATTATTATTGTAATTAATAAGTTGGTCTTTTAAATCTGCTTCAACTAATTTCATAGCATTTGATAAAGCGTAACCTTGATAAATCATTTCACAATCAAAACCAAAGTCATCCATTCTATCTAAAAATGTTTTAGCGTATCTTTGGTCATATCCGCATTTATAAAGTCTAATTCCATAATCTTTATAAAGCTTATAAAACCAATCCGCTATTTTAGATATTTCTACTTCATTTCCTTCATGAATTGTTAGAATTCCTTGTTTAGCCCATTCAGCATATTTAGCACCAGCTGCTTTATCATCACTATCCGTTAATTTGCTTTCCGGAATAAAATATTGTGTATATACATACTTAGTTTTATCTCCAGGCTTCATTAACAGGATTTTTGCATTTGATAAATCGGTAGTTGCTGATAAATCGACTGCTCCCAAAACTAAGGCTCCTCTAAATTCTTCTAGGTCAAATACTTCTTGTGGATAATCATAATCTTCACGCATTAACCACGCTTCAGCATTACCAACCTTGATATTAAAATCCTTAGTTAATAAGTGCATACGTGCAGCTTTATCAGTTTTAGCTGTTTCAATATCTCTTTTTAACTTAGCAATTTTTTTAACACCATATCTTATAGATGGATTGGATTTTTCCCATGAGCTTTCATCTTGCCAAATTTCTTGCTCTGAATCTTGTTCAAATAAGAAAGCCAAGAAATGAATATCTTCAAGTTCTCCACTTATTACTTTTTTTGCATAGGATTTTTTCTTATCCAAATAACCCTCATTTACAAAACCTTCAGTAGTACAGTTTAGAAATAAAGGTTCTTCATGAGTACTCATTGCTCTCCAACATGCTTCAGCAATTTCATCATCTGACATATCATGACTTTCATCCAAGTAAACCTTTATAAAGTTAAACCCATCTTTATTTTGTGTTTTACTTGACAAACGTATGATTTCAATGTTCTTTTTATAGTTTTTTATTTGAACTAAATTAGACCTTGAAATTGTTCTTTTTGGATCAAGTCTACTTCTCATTCCATCTATTTCAGACCATATTAATTTAGCTTGTCTATCATCATTTGAAGCAGTACAAATTGAAATTCCACCTTCACCAATAAACAAATCAGTATTCCCATCAGCAGCAAACATAGTTGATTTACCGTTTTTTCTTGCTATTTCAAGAAGTCCTTCAGTAAATCTTCTAAGCCCTGTATCAGCCATTTTAAAACTATAAAGAACTTCCCACCATGCTTTTTGCCAAGGCATTAATACAACTGGTTTCATGTAGAATGGAGCTTTACTTTGTAAACACAAACTTTCTTGAAACTTGATTCTTTTATGAGCTTCGGTAGTATCGTAAACATATCTTGGATCGTCTAGGTCATTTATTAAATTCTCCATCTCTTTCTTAATCCAATAACCAACTACCACTTCACCTTTTTGAATCATCTCCCAATACTTCATCAAGTAGCTGTGGTTCATTAACTAAATTCCTCTAGTTTCTTCATTAGTTCATCTTCAGCAGAACTATCAACTTTGTGAAGTATTGAACATAAAATTCTAATAGCATTCATATAACTTTGAGAACATTCCTTATAAAGTCTTGCTGCTTCAGTTTTCTTTTGTAAAGTCGGCTTAGTAGGATGAACACTTATGAAAGGAAGTGCTTTTAATTCAGTCATTTGTTCTTCTAAGAACAATACTTCATCTATTAAAGGTTCAATTAATTTTCTTTCATTTTCATCAACATCTTTAAAAATTTCTTTTAAAATTTCTTTACGTTTCATTTATAAGCACCTGCCTTTTAACAATTGCAAATATATTTGTTCTGATATTTTTTTCATCATTAATGGTGGAACACTCATACCACAAACATATTGAACATTTGCATTTAAAAAATTATAATCTTGTGGAAATGTTTGAATTGTAATAATATCTTTATCACTTAAATATCCAGGTTTGTCATACCTCATCATTTGACCACCAGCAACTACAGTATTAGGTATCCTATTTAATTTAAAATAATAATTATTAAATCCTGATATTTTACCTTTTTCAGTTCTTGCAACTGTATCACCCAATGAGTTATCTTTGTATATTCTTTTTATCCAACGATTATAAGTTAAAGTGTTTTTCGTAAATGGTTTATAATAACTATCTACAAATTCTTTATATAAAATTGGTTTTTCATTAAAATTTAGTTTTAATTTTGGTAAATTCAAATCTTTTCTTTTTCCAATGATAAAAACTCTTTCTCTTTTTTGTGGTACACCCATTGAAGCCGAATTTAATAAAAATATTTGTACTTCATAATTTAACTTATTCAAATGTTTAATAATTAAATTCATATACCCTTTTGCATTTCCTGCTATAATTCCTTTTACGTTTTCAGCAATTATAATTTTAGGATTTAATTTTTCAGCAACATTTAAAAATTCAAAAAATAAATCATCTAATATTTGCTTTGCTTGACCTTCTCTAAAATGTTTTTTCTTTCCCCATGTTTTTTCTCTATCTCCTGCAATTGAGAAACTACTACATGGAGGACTTCCATCCAAAATATCAATATCATATAATTCTTCATGAATAGTTTTTAATTTATAAAAATCTTGAACTCCCATTTCAAAACTATATTTAGGTTTATTGTTAATTTTATATAAAGCATTCATTTTTGGATCAATTTCACAATTTCCTAACACTTCATATCCTGCTAGTTTATAACCCATTGTTGAACCTCCACCACAAGAAAAACAACTAAATACTTTAAATCCATTTTTTTTAACTTTATTAATATCTGATAATTTCCAAATATATTTTTTATTTATCAAATTGAAAACCACACTTTGGACATTCATGATTAAAAGCATTATCATCATAATCATCAGGTATTAATTCCTTATTACTTCCAACAAAATCTTCATTTTCTAAATTCATGTCGTTAACAGTAGTAATTTCACTTGTATTAAATCCAAATGTCTCAACATTAAAGTTCATTGTTTGAAGTTCCATTAATTCATTGTAAAGTTTATCTTCATCCCAAGTTGAGTACTCACTAACCTTATTATCAGCTAATCTAAATGCTTTCACTTGTTCAGGACTTAAATCATCAGCAATTAAGCAAGGAACTTTATCAAGTTGTAGTTGTTTAGCTGCTTTATATCTTGTATGTCCTGCTATGAT